GAGCAGGATTACACCACCGCCGCTAAGGATGCTGCTACTTCCACTCGTAAATCAATTAAAGATATCACTTTCCTTAAACGTCGATTTGTAAAAGAAAATAGTTATTATCTATCCCCAATTGATCCTGAAAGTATTGAACAGCAATTTAACTACACTTATCTTGGAATAAATGCAATAGACGATATTGTTCAACAAATTCATGAAGCAAGTCTCGAAGCATCCCTTCTTGGTAGAGAATATTATAAAGCCTTCTCTTCTAGCTTAAACAGGGCTTTGCGCCAACATCCTGACTTACAATGTAAAATACCAATGCTTCCCGTTTATATGGATGCAAAGAACGAAGTTCTACAACGTATAGTTGATGGTTACATTAGACAGATTGGCTTACCTGTAAATAGTTTATTAAATCAAAGTATGGCTAATAATACAATTACCAACCTTGAAGGGCTTAGCCCACTCGATGTTATGGACCCAGTTCTGATCTCGGAAAAATTCCCTAAGGCAGACTTTCTTGCTGTGGCACGTCTCACACCACAGAAGGAACTGTTTGTCTTTTGTAAGGATTGCCTACAGAATGACCAACCCGATCACGTTTGCGACCTCTACATGAAGTATGTGCCAAAATACAAAGGAAAATACGCTGCCAAATTCGATATTGAAACACTTCAACGTATGAATACACCTCCTCTTAAAGTAAATTATCGCACAGAGATGGAGGGGACCCGTGTATTTGCTCAAACTCACGAGTCTCTCGAAATCGCTTACATGTTCAAGAACTATCTTTATGGAATTAACGGACAGAAACTGAACAGTATCTTTATACAGCGCGTTAGTGGCTCTCGTAATTTCGAGGTTTACGCCCTGTTTGAGGTTACTGGTACAGTGAAACACATGTATATCACACCACATAATATCCACATACCTATTCCTCACACTAGGTACAGATTCACACAGAGAGAACTTCTTATGTACGAGAAGTTCCGTTCCTCTAAACCCATTGATTATAATTTTCAGATTGACGAAGCTATGGACACCTCTAACCCTTCATCCTCACATGAAAATACACTTAAGACACCAATGAATACAGACGCTGACAGGCATGTTATTGTACATGGACAACCTTTGGATTATGGAACTAAACTCTCAACTACAGCTCTTGAATCGGCAAAACCCATTGCTGGTGTTACTTCTACTCGACCAACTTCTGAGATTGAAACACCACACGGGAAGAAAACATTCATTCACATGTCAGATCTTGATGAACTTAAATTGGATTCCCAGCAATACCTCTTACGCAAGTCACTCCCCGAGTGGGCTTTAGCTTGGGTGAGGGTTGTTGTTACCCTAGTTGGAAATATTCGTGTTATTAAACCTGACTTTTCTCGCCGTACTGTTGCTCAGATGGAAAATTTTATTCATTACTCAAGTTTAGTGGGATATCGTATTGTATCTCCTATTCCAATGTTCTCATCTCAAAGGTTTTGGGTTAGTTTTAACCCTACAGACCGTGAATTAACTCAGAGTGAAACTTTGGATTGTATAGGTTTTGAATGGAACCCTTCTGAGAACCCTGAAATTTATGTTGTTACTCCCTGGAATGAAAAGACAAGAGTGATTGATACTAGTCAGATCCCTTCAGGATCGATAAATATTACGCCCATTACGGAATATTCTTTTGCTACCGGTCTCCCTTCCTCTGTTGAATTTTCTGCTTATTGTGTCCCCATTGACATGCAACTGTATACACCTGTTCCTGCCGTAAACCCTGTTGCTCCTCAGCCTGCGCTCCAGACAACGCTTGTCGACCTGGATCC